GTCACGGAATACTGAAAACCCGTGTTGTAGTCCATTGAGTTAATAACTTCAGAAACTTTTGTCGTTGTTTCTGTTCTGGACGTCATCGACCCCTGCTGGAAGTTGGGAACCACCGGAACGCTATACGCTGACTGAAATAATCCATGAAGAATCCCCAGGATTAAACCTAGTCCGATACCTTCTTGTAATCGTGTCATTTATCGCACAGTCACTTCGGTCACAAATTGACCGATCGCAGTTGTACCTGCGCCACCAGGATTGATCGTAGTAATACCAGCCGAATTGATTACGCCACTTAGGGTACCAGCCACACCGCCTGCAGTGGTAGTCACCGTTCCGTAAGCAGGTAAATTAGACACAGTGCCAGTGGAAACAGAGACACCTGTAGGAATAGCATCACCATAGGTAAACGACTCAGACAGGCTGAAAGCAGATCCTGAGGTAGAAATTCCATAGCTACCAGCTCTTAAAGTTGCGGCGGCGGTAACACTTGCGGGTGCGGTCAAGCCACCCATGGTCGAAACACTTGCGTTATTTCCTGCAACAGAATAAGTACTACCAATGCGCGTTGCTTGTGTAGCAGCAGCATCAACAGTGAGCTGCACCGATGAACTCATTCGATGGATAATATCCGCTTGTGCAGCGCCAGGAGCCAAACTTAATACTGCAGCTGTAGCCAAGATAGTTTGGGTTTTCATTACTTATAGGTTACTTATACCCCAAGTTTACCATTGGGTAAAATTAGGATTGGGGATTATATCTAACAATGAAACTAGGACCTAACCCAAAAGAATTGACTGAATACTTAGGTAGTTTAGTTCCAGTAGGTGTCCTCACTTGGGCTTTGGCAGTTTTGACTGCAAGCTACCTTGGCATTGCGACCAAGATCGATGCAGCTTTTATTTCGTCTTTGGTAACAAGTGTTCTTGCTGTGTACGGCATCTCTAAAAAAGATGACAGTAAAAAAGGCACTACAATAAAGAAAGTTACCCCAACCGAAGGCAAGGGTAAAGAAACGTCTCCAGACCAGAAATTCACTGCTCCAAAGATCCCATCGCCGGATACCGGAAATGAAAAACAAAGCTAGAGACAAACAAATTAAGGTGAATGTTTGTTGGGAAACAGCAGACGAACGCAAGTGCCACACGTTTAATAAGGACGAAGCCTATGCATTAAAAACCGCCATCGAAAATGACGGCGGCACAGTGTGGTGGTTTAGCCCTGTCGAGTGATCACTCTTTAGGGAATAAGCCGTTCTTGATAAATAACACGGCTTGGTCGTCGATGGTGTTGTCCGTACTTTCCGCCAGCTTGGTGAGAAGATCTACGATCAGCTTCTTGACTTGTGCGGAGTTTAGAAAAGCAAACAGGACGGGACGAATTAAAGCAATCATTTTGTTACCGGTATAGTCTCACTTATTCTACGTATATAGGACGATAAATAAGAATAGATTTTGAAGAGTCAATAGC